GCGGCTTGTTAGAGGTTTGCCATCTGCAAATAGCAGAAGGCTCTTGCCAAAGCCTGTGTCCTGTGGTGTCAGGAAAGCAGGAATGGGGTAGACCCTGCCTCGATAGTCGAAGGACCAGGGCAGGTAGTACCTCTCCTCCTTGGCAAACCGTTTGGCCAGGGACAGGGTGATCTTTGTGCGGATGCTCCTCTTAACGGATGTGCTGTTGTAGTCGTAGACCTCAGCAGCTTGTTTGCGGTAAAGGAACCTGGCCTCATAGTTGGTGGCTATGTCGTGGGGTTTATCGGGCAGTGGCCTGAGATCTTCTGGGATGAATTTGGCTGATTCGATCTTGTAGCCATCCATCTCCAGTTGACTGGCCACGTCGAGGATGAAAGGGTTGATCCGGTAGGCCACCTTCTGTAGGTGGTTCAGGAAGGCCAACGGCTGTTCTCCCTGTAAACGTGGTTTACCAAAAGTTCTGATCAGTTTGTTGCCCCTCCTGACCTCATTAGTCAGGTACCCACCTGCTCTCTCGTTGCTCCAGTCGTTGGGCTCTACCAGCATGGGCAGACTCAACGGTGAAAACAGCTCGGCTTGTCCCATCAATCCTTTGATCACATCAAGCATCTCAGGTGTAGGGACCAGATGAGTCAGGCTCCTGGTTGCTTTCCTCCTGGTTACCTTGTGCCACCAGCCAGTGACACGACAAACAGCATCAGCAAAGACGGTGCCGATCTGAACCCTTGACTTCCTGGGCCAGGGATCCCAGTGGATGCCCTTCTCCTTGAAGCGTTTGGTGGCGTCATAGTCCTTGTAATGCAGGCCTTTGCCTTTGTGGTGGTAGTTGCTGATAAAGCTCAGCAGCTCGGGATCCTGCTCATTGAAGTAACGCCACTTGGCCTCCTGCTCAACGGCAATACCAACACGGTCAATGACGTTGTTCAGTAAATCATCCCTGTCCTTTGGCGAAGTGCAAACATCAAACAGAGTTTTGATGGTCAGCATGGCAATCACCTCTGGCTCAATGCCAAGCGTGTGCTTAGCCAGTGGTGCCAGTGCCACACCTGCCTTGCCCCTCATCAGGCGGTGAGCCCTGATCCGGTTGATCTCTGCCGTAATAGCAGGCAGGGCCTCCTTAATCATCTTCCTGGCATAGACCGTGGAAGAGGCATAGGCCCTGTCTGCGGCTTGTTGTGTGTTGTTGTACAGCTTGGCAATGCCCTCCTGTACGGCCTGGGTTTCCAGCTTGATCTGTCGCTCGATCTGCTGTGGTGTAGGCATGTGTACCTATTTAGGTTGCTGTAGTGGAATCAAGTAGTCACCAATCAAAGTTCTCCTTCTCGCATCGGATGTGGTCAATTGAATGCGGATGGTCAAACACGTGTTGAATCAGCTCAGTGGCCTGTAATCGTGCGTGGTATGCGTCTTCTGCATAACAGCAGAACTCGCGTCTCTGGCTGGTCTCATCCCTATACAGGACGCAGTATGGTTTCAGCCCCATTGGTAGGTCTTGGTTCAGGTGTACTAATAGCCGTAGAGGTCCTGATAGGCGTCTACCAGCTGCAGATCGCTCAATAACTCGTAATGGAACAGAGCCTCAGCCCACTCCTCCTGGTCGGAGGGGTCAGCTTTAGACCTGGCCAGTTCAAGAATCAGCGGTTCTCTATCAAAAGTAGCAGCATCTTCGTCCCTTGGGAAGTAAAAACCTAACTCAATGTTGTCCTGGGAAAGTAGTGTTTTCAACTACTACGGCCTCCCGAGTGCTTTACGGACCTGGTATTGAGTTGTACCAACTTGTGAAGCAATCACACGTAGACTTAAGCCACGTGATCTGAGCTTCCTAATGTAATCAGCCTGACAAAGGAAGATGTTCCCTGTTAGCAGGGCTGTAACATCATCATTGAGCTCATACAACCATTGGCCAAAGATTTGACCAGCGGTAAACACCAGGGCAACAGCAACAGCCACACTCGATAGTGCTGATCTGAACTGTTGGCCTAGCTCATGGTTGCTAAGGCGGTTCATGGTGGTTGCGCAGGATTTGCAAGGCGGCTTGTTAGACCGCCAGACCACCCAGAGGGATTCGATCCCAAGCATCACGCCTGGCTGAGTGGAATTGAATTAGCGTTGCTGTTGGGCCCGAATAGAGCGCTCAACACGGGCAAGATGAGCCAAAGCTGCAGTGCTGACGGCTTGACCATTGACCAGACGGGCAGCAGTGACAGCAGCTGAGTGGGTGCAGAACATGAGTGGATTGGCGTAGTGGAATCAATAGCCGATGTAGCGGGGCACCACCCGCTTGAGCTGGTGACGCTCAAGAGGCAGCAGCTTGAGGATTGAGTCGATGGCACTGTCCAAGCTTTCGGCCAAGACAGGTACCCGTTCCTCTGGACTGCGACGGTCGACCTGATAGGTCACGTCGTAGCAATAGATGTACATGGTTGCTAGAGTGCAAGTTGTGGGGCTGTATCAACAACCCCGATGGAGATGAGGTGGTGTCGAACCCAGAGCCCGCATTCCTGCTGCTCCCCCATCCCTGGACATTCCCCTCTCTGTCGGGCGGAACCCAGTTGCCTCTCGCTTCAGGCGGGGGAGGCAGAGGAGCGGTTGTCAACCCCGCCCTTGCCGTATCCATGCAGCAAATATGCCGCACCAGTTGGCGGAGTGCAAGTGATCCAGGCCACATTTAATGTTTTTTTAAGTATTGAGGTCCATGCCATGCCCAGATCCCAGTGGCAGCGGTGCTTACGCTGCAAACACAAAGCTCCTTACTTATCGGGTGGGGACATCTGCTCCAACTGTTACCAGAAGCTGTACCCACTAGCTGACAAGCTTTGGCAAGATCCACCAGGACGATCGTGGCAGGCCCAGCTACGTGATACCTGGCTCGACCTTAAGGTGGCTCACCGTGAGCAGCGACTGCTGTGGCACATCTTCAAGCGTTAGCCGTGTCCTCATCTGGATCGATGTCGGTGCACTGCACCATGCTCAGCTCTGCTCGGCGCTCAGGGTCAAGAATCCATTCCTCTTCAATCGACCACACATTCTCAACAAGGTAAGCAGCCTCTGTGTCAGAGCTGAGATCAGCCCCCTCGGGCACTGCTTCCAATGTTCGATCGATCTTGCGCCAAAGATCAGTCAGTGATCGGCTGTAAATGGAATTGATGTGTCGTTGAAGTGATGGGTTGGGCCTGCGTCTTGTCATGAATACTACGGTTAGTTGATAGGTTATTAGATCTTTGGGCTACAGATCCTCAGGAATTCAGGTGCCCTATGCGTGCGCGGACAGAGCCACAGCCCTGGACCTACCACCTGGCGTGGTGTCACTAGATCCTTAATCTAATGAGATCCCAGTCATTGCAGTGGGTTTGCCCTGCTGCTGGCTGCTGGGGCAGGGAGGAAGCACCCCCGCCCCCCTCGATTTTTGGAAGGGGAGGGGGCATAGGGGGGTAGGCCGCCGGAACGCCCCACGTATCTCCCTTTACAAATTTCTGCCAAAATACTCATCCCCCTCTAGAAGCCCCTACAAGGCCCCTCTAGATAGGCAAGAAATCCTAGTCACTCGACCACCCAAGCCCCTTCCAGGCCCTTCTAGGACCCTCTCAGCATCAATGCAGCAGATATGCATCAAGCTTGACAACAAGATGCTGTGCTGTGTAGACCATGTGGTGGGCCAGCGCAGCGTCAACTGCCTGACCCGTGACCAGTCCAACCGCAATTGAACTGATGACTTCATCATGGCTACCCCAAGCAAGGCCTGAGGGATCTTTCATGACCCGTAAACCTGTACGGATCACAACGACAGTCTCTTGGGCCACCTACCAATCACTGGTAGGCAAGAGTGACTTTGAGGGTCGAAGCTTATCTAACTTGACGGCTTTTGTCTTGGAGTCCTACATCAAGAGCCCTCAGAACCCTTCCTGAGTTCCTTTAAGGCCTTTCTAATGCTCTGAGCAAGGGTTGTATTGCCCTTGGCTTCTACAGCCCTTAGAGCGGCTTCTAGGGCCTGCTCACGTTGAGTTGGATTCATCTGTTAGGTAACTGGCAGTTATACGCATCTCATCAAAGAAACCTTGACCTGTTTCGGAGTAGACCCCTTGGGTTAGTGATGGGGGTGGAATCTCTTGTTGTTCAAACTGACGGATTGCTTGAGAAACAGTTGCTGATGTTTTAGCTGAGATGTATTGATCTTCCAACCAAACCAAGACACCATAGACTAGGTAGGCTAGTGGTTTAGGGAGTGGTTTAGAAAGTTGTCGGTAAAGTTGCTTGAACTCATTGAGGACAAGACGATCATGTATTTGGGAACTCATCGTCAAAGTCCAGGAGTTGATCTAGGAGCAACCAGATCTCTCGTTCAATGGAGGTCTTAAGTGCTGCGACGTTTTGAGGGCATGGGGAGAACTCACTGAGGGCTATTTCAATACCTCTTTCAATACAGACCTCTAGGATACCGTGAGTTTTAACTTTCATGGGTGCTATCAGGCCACATGGCTGTGGTAATGGTTGGTAGCTCTTTAGCAAGGATCTGCTTACATTCAAGGGCTATGGTTTGGTGTTCCTTCTGAGTACCGTGAGCTGATCGTAGGTCGATATAATGCAACCAAGATCTTACACTTCCTGCCATGTAGAGACGGGTAGGAGTGCAGAGGGGGAGAACTTCCCTGGCACATTCTTTGGCTACGCCTAGATCAAGAAGGTTCTGGTAGGCCTTTAGGGAGGTGACTAGGGCATCAGCAGCAATAGCCTGACAATGATCAAGGGTGTCCAAGGGAAGATCATCGATGCTGTTCTGTCGGTTCTTGTTGTCCTGTCGACGGAACTCAGGAATCACAGGTCGAACAGTCACTTCAGCATAGCGTTGAGAGAACTCTTGGAAACAGAAGGATCTATGTCTGAGGATCTGAGCTGCAATGGATCGGGTGGTGTTGATCTCCATCATCACATGGGCTAGTTCGAATGGGGACCAGTGGTGATGTTGGATGAGGTATCTGATCAGTTTCTCACTGTCAGGGTTATCCTGATTTGAAGGGTTAGAGACTCTTGCACAGTAAGCAATAAGCTGTTCTGCTTTAGGAGTAACTGATACTAATGATACTGACATGTTATAAGATAAGGTGTATGACAGCTCAGGGTGAGGGTCATTGAGTCTTGGCTTACGCCAATCCTCAAACCCCACCAGCTTCGCTGTGTTCCTGGGGAGTCAGCCATCAGTCGTCAGGGCTACGCCCTTCCTCCTTCTGTCTTCCTCCTACGGAGGCCGGGGCCGGTAGGTTTTGTGTCTTCTAAAGGGAGGCCGGAAACCCTTTAGCGGGAGTGTTGCTATCTCACTCCTACGGTCAATTGTTTGGTCTTGTGGGCTAGGGGGAAGGCCCCCCATGTAAAACGGAAGGGCCTCGATTCATCACCGCATATCCACACGGATCGTGTCTTACGACCCTCAGGGGAGCACCACTTCCCCTGTAAACATGGTTTATCAAAACTACCGACCCTTAGGAGTCCAGTCGTAGACAGGCTTGTGGGTAGGTGTCAGGGTCTTAAAGCTCTTGCCCAACACCAGGGCATCAGTAGCCAGGTGAGGGTGGTCTTCAAAGGCCGTCATCATGGCTTGCCATTCCTCATGTTTACGGATGGCTTGGGCCTGGAAGGCAGACTGGGCAAGGGCATCGATGAACCACTTGACCCCTTGAGCCAGAGCGTCAATACGGTCATCGTGTTTGACGGCTCCTTTCTCCCGACACATCCTGGACATCTGGTACATGAGCATGTACTCCAGGCGTTTCTCAGGAGGGGAATCAGGGTTGGACTTGTAGTCGTAGTCGAACACCTTGGGGTCAATGATCAGCTTGTGCTGGTTCATGACTGGTTCCAGGGTATCGATGATGCGTTCTTCTTTTCTTACTGTTGCTCTGACTTCTTCGATGTCGATGGGTACTTGCATCTGGATGGCATGACGCTTAAAGAGTTCGCAGATCATGCCGTCTCCAAAGTTGGATTCAACTAGGAGTCGAGACGCCTTGTAACGCTTAGCAAGACGAATAATGTCAGACAGAGTATCGTCACTATAGCCATCACGGTAAGCCTTTAGATCACGGACGAATACGTAGCCATTAGCTTGCGAAAGGACGCAGGCCACAGTTTCATCAGTTCCTCGTCCCGACGGATCGACCGATACAATCGTTTCATCGAAAGGAACGATTCCTTCGTCAATAAACATGGGACTGTAGAACCGATCTCCAGGAAGACCCACAGCAGGCAGTTCTTTAAGGCAATAGCGTATATCTGATGACCAAGCATAACGTTCTGCACACTCTTCCCCGATCGGGGTTACGATTAGATCTTGGAACTTAAGGGGGAACTTCTCTGCATCAGAGAGGGAGGTATCCAGCATGAACTGGAGCATGAAGTTGCTCCTGCCCATTGCGGCTTCTCGTTCAAGCAGATCGAAGTCCGTAAAGCGACTATCTGTTGGAGCCCAGGGTTCTGCCCCGTTGTCCATATCGGCCACCAGAAGCGGCGCTAAGAGGCCTTCATACCCCCTGGCCTCACGTGGGTACCTAGCGGGCCAAACAAAGGGTTTGTAGGACCTCTCAGCGAGCTTTCTGTAGATTGTAAAAGTAGACTGAGGTGTGCCTAAAAACAGGATTCGGCTGCTCTCATCTGGGGTAAGGATTGACTCCGCTTCAGTAACTAATTGCAGGAGCTTTTCCCGCTGCATATCCGTAGCAGAGTTAAGGGGAACCTCAACGTCATCAAAGATCATTAAATGGGCACGGGATCCAGTCATCTGACCTGTGATGCCCACAGACTTGACAGAGGGAGCCTGGTGAGGTTTTGCTGGCCCTACGTCGAAGGAGATCCGCGACCACCTCTGATCTTCTGATTTGGGACCCAGATGGTTGAGCCAAGAAATATCGAGAATGAGCTTCTGACAGAAGATTGAGAAGTTGTCGGCTCTCTCCTTCGAGGCCGAGATCACCATGATCTTCTTGTCCGGATCGTTGTAGAGAGTCCATAGCACAAATGCTGCTGTAATCCAGGACTTTCCAACTCCACGAAAAGCGCTGATCTGGAGACGCTTAGGACCGTGTTGCAGATTGTCAGCAATCGCCAGTTGAGCCCGTGTGGGCTTTGGGAGTCCTAGCTCCCTCCAGATCAGTGTTAGAAAGAGTTTGAACTCCTCTCGAAGCTTGCGGTCTAAATCATTAACGTTCATAGGTGCTACGCAAACGGTACCATTCGCCCATCAGGAAGGATCCTTTCGTATTGAGCGGGTGGCCGATAATTCGGGTTACCAGGTGGTTTGATTTCTCTTGGGCTCCAGCCTGGTGTTGGTAGTGGGGTGTGTGGGCCTTGGGGGATCTCCAGTTGGGACGAGTTCCACCGAATCGGAGGAATACCCAACGCTTCCCAGAACGGTCTTTGACCTGTTGCGGGTTGATTCTGTTGTTGTGGGATTTGAAGCTCTTGTTGCTGTTGCTGCGTCAGGGCTCGATAGACCTGTTCGGCCAGTTGAGCTCTCTTTTCGGTATGGGGGACACTGGGCCTGAAGTAGCCCTTTCCTGCTACAGCAGAACCTGTGTAATAGCTTGCATACTTTGCTGGTGTCCCTGCTTTAGGAGCACCTTCAAAGACACGGGTATAGCCAATTAAACTTTGCCCAGGAGCGGGATCGTGCTTACCTGTGTACTCTTCAACAAAGTATTGAAGCTGCCATTGGGGGCTGTTCGGATCAATCCCTTGTTTAATGGCTTTGGCTCTTGCATTGTCATAAGCAATACGCCTCATGCCCGTGTACTGTGACAGTCCCCTTCCTGCGGCTGCTCCCCTTTCAACAACATCAAGCTTGTCTAGGCCCTGCCTTCCTGTTTCCACAATCCAAGAACCCAGCAGACCGGCAGCCTGCTGGGGTGTCATCTTGGGGATTCTTCCCCCACTCATCTTGGAGATGGTGTCAGAAGTAAGGGCCCCCCAGAGGTAACGCATACTTGGCGTTACCGCAAAAGTGGGGGCTGGCATATCAGTACTTGACGCTTGTAGCTTTGCCGATGCTGGTTGAAGTGACAGCGTTAGCACGAGCTACACAAGCACTGAGGATGTCGAGAACATCACCAACAGTGCTGGCAGTCGTGATGCCAGCCAGAGCAGCATCAGCAGTAGCATCGATTGTGGTTGCTGCTTCTGCCTCGTGCTTACACAGAGACAGAGCCGAAGCGGGCTTAACGTTAGCCGTAAAAACTTGAGCAGTCATGATTAAGAAGCTTGTATTTGAAGAAAGATATTGACGGGCATTGAGCCCTTGGATTGATTACAAGATCTACAGGCAGTCACGCAATTGCTTGCTGTCGTTGGACCGCCCATTGACCTTGGTCTGACATGATCAATTGTCAGATCTTCTGTGGAGCCGCAATACACACACTGGTTTTTATCCCTTCGCCTGATCTCGTCTCTCCACATTCTTTTAGCATCACTGCTTCTGAATGTGAGCAAATCGTGCATGAGGCTTCGGGGGGTTTCCATCGGTGGCTCATTGGGTCAGTTACTTCAGTGTTGATTTACCGTTCTTGCCATTACGGCCTCGATTCTTGGAAGGAGATTCCAGGACCATCCCACCTCCTTTTGTATGGCTCAGGTCTTTGCCACCTTTACCAGCGATACCTCTACGTCTG